CATGTGACACTTTTTAAAGTGTTTGAGAGATTGTTTTCTGGCACGGATTCTACCTTTACAGGTTCCCTTGCCATGCTTGTCTTTCTTTGAGTGGTGTTGCCAGTTAGGGAGTTGTGCCATTGGTCTGAAATGGTTTGGAGAAGTTTTTAACCTTCTTGAACTGTATCACATTATCGAACTTATCGTGAAGCATGTCCTCTTTGTGTGAGATCACAAACACATTGTTACCATCTGTTACAGTTCTCAGAATATTTATAAAGTCTGTGGTTCCATTGCTATCCAATGAACTATCAAAAATTTCATCCAATATAAGAATATTTGTATTGACAGAGTTCTTCAACTTAGCAACCTCTCTCCAAGTAAATAATAATGCAAGATCAATTCTCATCTTCTCACCTTCAGAAAAAGATGCATACGAAAATTCATCTCTATGCCTTGACTTAATAGTTTCATTAAATGTATCATCGAGATTAAAATTAATATAAAACTCAAGTTCTTGAAGATTTTTATTAATAAGAGTATTCATTACAGGAAGATACTTTCGTATGATTGTGCTTTTGACTCCTCCATCTTTTAAAATGTTAGAAATAATTTTCAACTCAGTAGATTTTTTAGACAATTCTTTTCTTTGAAGTTCATGTCCCATACCTTGTTTAATTAAAACTTTCATCTTCTGAAGTTCACGATCAGTGTTGTCCGTATTATCTTTGATAGATTGAATTTTTTGTTGGGTTTCTTTTATTTTATTTTCTTTCCATTTAATCGTACTCAAACAATTATTAATTTTATTTTGATGTTGAGTAATATTTTTTTGTATCGTATTTCTGGAATTGAGTGTTTGTGTTAGATTTTTTTCTTTAGAATCAATATCTGTCAAAGCGTCCATCAATTTATCAATAGTTGTATTGTTTCCATCAATGTTTAATTTTTTAAACTCTTCAGTGATGTCTTGATTGCAAGTTGGGCATACATCATTTGATGTTAAAAAATTAATTTCTTTCTGTAGAGTTTTAATTTTAGATTTAAATTTGATATTAAATTCATTCAATCGAGTCAATTGGGTTTGAGGATTTTCATAAGAGTTCATCTGTTTAGTCATCTCCTCAATACTACTCATAAATTTTTCAAGTTCTTTTTGATTAAATTCAATTTCTTCTTTTATCTTAATAATTTCATCATCCCAAAGAACTACATTATCTTCACTTTGTTTTTTAAGATCTTGAATAAACTGTTTTTGTACATCTATTTTATTTTTAAGAATAGAAATAGAATAATCAATTTCAGTTATTGCTTCTTTACTTTCCCTGACTCTATCTTTTAAAATAGTATTCATTGTAGAAAAAATCCTAATGTCAAGAATATCCTCAATAACTTCCCTACGACCTGCTGCAGGTAATTGCATAAAAGGAATAAAAGTTGAAGATCCCAAAACAACAATTTGAGTAAATGATTTATAATTTAATTTTAAAACATTTTGCTCAAACCATTTTTGCTGATCTGCAGAAGATGCAGTTTGATCTAACTGATTTCCATTTTTGTAAATTTCAAAAATAGTTGGTTTCATCCCACGTTTAATTTTCCAATTTATTTTACCAATAGAAAATTCAATTTCTACTAAACAATCCCCAAGATTTATAGCATTGACTAATTGTGGTTTATTAATTTTTCTAAATGGTTTATTAAATAAACTAAAGCAAAGAGCATCTAGGATAGTAGATTTTCCTGCTCCATTTTCACCCACAATTAAAGTTTTATTATGAGTGTTCAAATTCACTTCAGTAAAATTATTTCCTGTGGACAGAAAATTTCTCCATTTAATAGTTTTAAATTCAATCATAAGATTCAGATGGTGGAATAATAATATCTTCTGGTTTTACTATACAATACGAATATCCTTTCATCATACACATTTCAATAGCATTCTTACCATCTACTTCTATGGGGATTAACTCTGGATAATCATCTGCTGCTAATAAACCACAATGTCGTTCAGCGTCTGCTTCTTCCTCAAACAGATAAAGAATGTTGTTTTCTCCAATAGAAGGAGCATATGCCCCCTCTCTTTGATTGTCTTTTAAAGATAAAATATACATTATTCTAATTGCAATGACTCGTTGTAAATGGAACCAATAATTGATTTGAGATTATCTTTATCCTCATAATCAATTTCTTCTATATATTTTTCTAGAAAAGAAAGAGTTCCTTCAACTTCAATATCTCCTGATGGATTAATCTCTTGTTTACTGTTATCAATAATTTTCAAATCATGGATATCAGATCTATATAATCTCTCAAGAAGATTATCATACTTATGATGATCAGTTATCTTTTCTACAATAAATTTTACATATTTATTACAGTAAAGATTAGTATCAATACCAGAAGATTCTACTATAGAATCATTGTAATACAATTTAACAAACATTTCATTTGGATTTTTTACAAATTTTAATTTTGTAGTTTCAGTATCAAACGTATGAAATCCTCGGACATCTCCATAATCATTCCAATACATTTGATATGGATTACCAAGGTAATATATATTATCAGAATTTGATCTGTGATGGAAATGTCCAGAAAAGACTTTCTTGAATTTAGAAAAAACATCACGACTCATACCATGATCCATAAAGTATCCTACATGTGCTTCAAATCCAGATAGTTCAAGATGCCCCATGCAGATCTTTGCTTTTGTATTTGAAATTTCATTATATGTTTCAGTCTCATTGTCTATACAAATCCATGGAATGAAACAAATATCGAGACCCCCTACATTTATAGTTTCAGGGTTTTCTATTAATTGAACATTTTTATATTCTTGAAGTAACAAATTAATTGCATTAATACCAAGTGTATTTTTATAGTAAGCAGTATGATTACCAACTACTGTATATACTTTAATATTTTTATCAGATAGAACATCATAGTAATTTTTCTTTGCCCAATCTAACGACCAAAAATCAATAGACTTTCTATTGTCGAAAGTATCACCCAGATCAAGCACTGTATTAATTTTATTTTTATCCAGAAATGGAAAAAATACTTCGTCATAGAATTTCTTCATGTAGTCATGAAATATTTGACTACCTTTTCTCATGCCAAAATGCTGATCAGTAATAATAGCAACTTTCATCAATACCTCATCTTTTGCTCAAGTGAATTTTTAATTCCGTCATAAGATGCTTCGCAACCATATTCATCTGCAGTAAACACTTCACTAAATCCAGACTTCTCAATCATACGATTTTTGATATCTACTTGCTTCTTTTCTTTCATAATTCTACGAAGAAATGCATAGTAAATAATCTGTGTAAAATATGCAAAAGGATTGGTAGATTTTTCTGGATTAAAATTATCGATGTAGGTAATGCAATTCTCAATACCATCACCTATCATATCATCCTTAAACATGTAGTTGACAAAATTAGGTTTATAGGATAAATGCTGGGCAATCTTTAAAAAGCATCCTCCTATGTACTCACCCACTGGTGGTTTTTTGTCGCCAGTTTTTTTTGCTAATTCAACTCTCTTCTTATATTCAACAATTGCGTATAAGAAGTCTTTATTGTTTACGTAATGTTCTTTTTGTTTTGACATTATATTCTAATTTGTCTTCGTTACCCACAATAGCACATATAGGGGGGCTTGACAAGTCATCCGATTTCGAGTAGGATAACTTTGTCAGGGTTAATAGAGAAGCTATAAAGCTTTAAAGAATATAGTTACTTAGAGTCTTTTGAATCTTCTTTATCATATGAATCTTCTAAGAACAATAGTTCAAGTAGTGTTCTAGCATCTTCAATAGAGGATAAAAGACCCATATCTTTATTAATAGAAACTCGCCCCTCAGGATAACTTCTATGTTTTCTTTTAACTTCTGTATCTCCAGTTTCAAGTTTATATAAACTATCCTTATAAAACTCGATTGCTTCACCGTGTATTTCAGTTAAAGCAATAATATTTTCTCCACTAATAAGAAAATCATCTGTTTTTGAAGTCTTTAACCAATATTTTATTTTCAATCCATGAACAATACCAGGGATTTCAATTTCTTCTATTTCAATTGGGAATCTTATTTTTATGTAATCGTTTTCTAAATTTGTTTCAGTAACAACACATAATAATTCCTCACCACTTGTGATCTTGATGCTAGCGAAAAATGATTCCATACTTAGTTTTTTACCTTAATGTTTATTATTTCGTAATCAAAATTTTCTTGATTATAAATTTTTACTCTTTCTAATAAATGCTTCAATGTATAATTTGGATGAATACTATCTTTTGATGTATCATCTGCAATGTCATACAATATTGCAGTATTTTTATTTTCTCCTTTTCTGAGAACTCTGCCAATTGATTGGAGATTTCTTACTCTTGATTTTGATGGAGATGCAAAGATAATATTATGCAATTTTTTAATGTTGATTCCTGTAGAAAAAGTACCATAACTTGCAATGATAATTGCATTATCTTCGTTTTCTGTAATAGATCGAATTTCTTCTCTATCCTTTACGTCAACTCCACCGTGTACAAAAAATATTTTTCTGTCACTTCTTACACTATTATTTATCAGATCATAAAGTGGTTCACCATGTTTTTCTACATAGTTAAAAAGAATTAAAGTATTGCCACCAAGATCTAATGCAAGATTTTTGATAAAATTATTTCTCATTGGATGTGAAACAAGATAATCAATTTCATCATGATACGTATCAAATTTAACAGGTTGATGTTTTAATGCAATAATTTTAATTTTTAACCTAGACAAATGTCCTTGTTGTATTAATTCATTAGTGCTAGTAATTTTTTCATGGGGTCCAAACAAACCTTCCAATACTAATTTATTCGTCTTGCTTCCATCTAGGGTGCCGGTAAACCCTACTCTATATTTTGCATGATGTAATTTTGTTAAAATATCTGTTAAAGATTTTGCTTTAAATAGGTGTGCTTCGTCTCCAATAACTGCATCAAAACATTCAAAATATTTTATACTTTGTTTATATACAGATTGCCATGTTGTAATCGTTACTGGTTTTGGAGATATTTTTTCATGACCTGCATATACTTTGTGACAAAATTCTTCTGATACCCAACCATAATCATCAAAGTCTTTATACATCTGTTCTACTAATGATGTAGTAGGAACTACAATAATAATTTTTTGTCCTGTTTCTTGTAAGAAACGAACAATGGAATAAATCATAAATGATTTACCTGATCCAGTTGGTGAAACAATTAACTTACGTTTTTTTCTTAATGCTTCATATATTGCTGTGTATTGATAATTTCTTGCTTTTATTGTTGAAAATTTTTGAGTAAAAGATTTGACTCCTTCCAAAGAAATTAATTCATTTTCTTCATCGGGCATTCCAAAAAAATTGTTGTCAACATACTCATATGTATAGTGACGTTCTTTACAAAATTGTTCAATGTATTCTCTTAGACCAGCATAAATTTCTCCTGTTCCTGGAGAGTATAATCTGATTTTACCATCCCAATATTTTTGCCTAAATGCAGGCATGAACTGAGCACCTTCAACATCAAACGTAAAATGGTCTGATAGTTCATATGCAATATGTGGGTGTGTCTTTAGTTGTAGATACACTTCATTTTTCTTTTTAATAATAACGTCACTAGTCATCAATACCTCTAGAATACTTTAACCAATCAATAGCATTTTTAATATGAAATGATCTATTGTTAATATTATTTAGAATTTCTTTTAAAGTGTTTTCTAATTTTTCATATAAATCTAAAGTTGCTTGAGATTTAATATATTCTGCATCACCTTTAATATAAACTGGTACTTCAGTTTTAATGATCCTATCTTCAGGGGCAGTTTCTTCTCTACCCATATAATAACTATACTTTTGTAAGTACAATCTATTATGACTATACTCTTTTTCTTTTTTGATTAATTGTATCTTCAAATACTTATCTAACCATTTAGAGTGAAGTATAGGAATTTTTCTTGCTTCATCACCTAGATCATCTCCTATAGTAGCATCTTTATACCACTCATCTAAAAATTCCTGATATAAATTCATAAAGTCAATTGTTTATTATTGTTGTTAAGTAGTTTAAAATATGTGTATTTAAATATAGCAGTTGCTGTTAAATATCGAACATCATTACTAGTTGTATCAAATGTTAGTGTTGATAACGATACTGGAAATGCATCTACAAAATCTATTTTAAATGATGGATTGTAATTGCTGTTTAATGCTGTTAGAGTAATTTGTACTTGATCAATATTCCATACATCTGCAAATTTTTTATCAACCTGTTTTTTTACAAAATCTCTCCATTGAGTAGATTTTTGTGGATATGTAATGCCAACCATCCAATCATGTATTAATGAATAATTAATACAATTTTCATCAACTAAAAAACTTACTATTAAATCTTGATAATTTAATTTATCACCTCCTAGTTGAAAATCATTATATGGAGTTGCTTGTGTAGGACCATTCATCGAAATGCCAGGAATATTTGCTTCCTGAACTTGATAGTCTACTTCACTAAATCCTGGAAGGTCTAGTTTAAATGCAGTAGGAGATAAAAAATTAGGATTATAGTTTGATGCTGGCATAAGTAGAGTCCTTCACACTTCTATTTATAGACAAAAAAAAGGACCCCCGAAGGAGTCCTTGATATAATGTGATGCAAAAAATCACATAAGGTTCTGGACTTGAGCACGTCTGTAGTAGACGTTCTTGCCAAGGTTATTATTAGCGAGAGGATCTGCACCATCAGTAGAGAGATCCTCAGGACCTCTTGCGAATGGGTTGAGGACCATGCCATAACGAGTCTTGAACCCGATACGTGGCTGGAAGTCTTCAGCACCGACACTACGTACCATTTGGATGGGAACGTAAGGGCAATAGAACAGACCAGCATCATAAGAGGACGAACCCTTATAACCAACAACATAGTAGTTGTGTGGGGACTGCCCTGACCCGGAAGCAGGATTGCGGGTCAGGGTTGCATAAGGATCGACGTAGACGCGATAGCGACCGTTAAGTACACCAGCAAAGGTATTACCGGTCTCATCAACTTGGAGACGGTTGTTGCCTTCAAGAGCAGGAGCATAGTCGAGTTGACCAGCAGCAGCAAGTGCAGATGCAACGTCAGCAGAGCACATGATAACGTTGCCCTTCCCTCTACGAGTCTGTCTTGCGATTGCGTTAGCATCACGCTCGATCTGGAACATCAGTCCTTTGAACTTCTCGACAGACCAACGACCGTTGGAGTCAACGTCCATATCAAAGACACCAGGATTTGCGGTATCATATTGAGCACCTGCCTTAGCAGACTTATAGATGGTACGAACAACTTCACGGTTGATTTCTGCAAGCAGTTCACCCGTGATGATATTAGCAAGTTCGTCTTCAATGCCAAGACCATGAATCGCTCTCATGTCTTGAGCAATTTCCATGCTGTAGGCTGCCTTCAGAGCACGAGACTTAGCAGTAACCGAGATTTTCTCGATTGACAGACTAACTTCGTTGAATGCTACGCCTCTACCAAGATCTTCAGCGACCTTTGTCTCCATACCTGAAGCAACTTGATAATCTCCAGGAACATCAGTGATATGTGCAGGGTTGTCTCCAAGAACACCAGTCAGAGAAGATGCATTATCGTTACCAGCAGAGAAACCAGTATCTACTTCATCATAGAAGGTCTCGCCAGTTGCACCGCCTTGCTGCACGTTACCAAGTTTTGAACGCATTGCGAAGATGAGTCCAACAGGACCGTTCATGGGTTGAACGCCTGCAAGGTCATATGCGACCAAATTAGGCATCGAACGACGGATCATTGAGATCAGTACTGGATCGAAACCTGCGACAGGACCACCAGCGTTTGCAGCAGAGCTAAAACCTGCGATGTTTGCACCGGCAAGGGCAGAATTTGAACCAGTGCTCATGGTTGGCACTGCTTCCGAAAGCATCATTCTTTCGGCGTGTGTTTCTTTTTCGTAATTTTCCAGAAGGATAGAAGTTACGGCCTTTCTGTATGGATCTGAAATTGATTCAGATCCTGCATTAAGGACATCATTCCATTTTTCCTGGAGTTGTTGGGAATTACCTAACATTTGTTTTTCCGGGTTAAATTAGTAAGTGTGTTATCAATATTGAACAGAACCGCCCCTGTTAATGAAGTCAGCATATTGCTGAATTCTTGGGTTGGAACTTGTGTGTGCAACGCTATCAGTTGCAATATCTTCTTTCAGTTGAACTTGCTCCTTAGGGAAATAACTTTCCTTGACGGTAGTAAGTTTTTCTGTGAAAGAATCTTCAGAATCAAACTCGATACTTTCAGCAAGAGACGCAAGTCTCTCTGCTTGAGTTTGAGCAAGACCCTTTGATGCCTCTGAGATCATACGATCTTTAATAAGAGCGGATTTCTCAGCGTGAAGTGACATACTTACTTCAATTTGCTCATTGAGCTTTTCTTCCATCTCATCTAATTTGTCTGTCATCTCTTGCATTACATTATATTTTTCTTCAGGGATTTCTACATAATTTGTTTCAAAAAGTTGCTTAAGTTTAAGCATCATATTATCGGCCATCTCTAATTTGATGCCGTTGTGGAGTTCGATTTCGTTCTCCTTTCTCCATTCCTCAGCAACATAGTTGAGGAATTTGTCCATTTTTTCAGTGAGTTCAGTCTTGACTTCTTCAACTTGTTCGGAAAGACGTAACTCGCATGACTCTTCAATCTTTTTGGTTTCTTCAGCAAGTCTAGAAGAGACTGCTGCCGTAAAGATTGTACGTGCCTTTTCTTGGAATTCTTCGGAAAGTTCTTCGCCAGTTAGAAGTGCATTAACATCTTCTTCGACTGAGAAAGATTCGGTTTCAGTAGTTTCAGCAACTACCTCACCCTGAATCTCTTCTTCTTCTTTCATTTTTTTAGGTGCAGAATCACCAGCATTAGCGCCCTTTGTATTAACGTCGCTAACTTTACCTGATGTACCGTCATTAAGTTTTGCAGAATTATCATCTGCCTTATAGTTTTCGGGAGTAGGACCACCGAGATCGTTTACTGAGGTATCTTGAGGAGCAGGAGTGTTCAATGTTTGCATTGAATCTGCCTTGCCAGCACCATCGGTTGGTGCTTTTTCATCAAGAGTTTCCTCTACGAAAGTGTTAAATTTCTGGTCAACCGATGCTGACATGTTTTATTCTCCTTTAATATAGTCTATTATTTGCTATAATTTATTTATAATTCTATTGCTTTCAAGAATTCTGCAAACGCGGAAACTTTAGTCTCTTGGAGATTATATAAAGTTGCCGAGTTAATTTCTTTCTTAAAAGTTTCAACGTGACGTTCGGTAAGAATGCCATTGTTCCAAATCCATTCTTTTCCTTCCATGATTCCTTCAACAAAAGCATCAGGAGCAGAAGGATCTGCTACAATATCAGCAGCAGTAGAAAGCATAAAATCATTACGAACATAGGAGGCACCATTCTTTTCAGAAATAGATCCAACTCCTCTAGATGAAACACCTAGTTTTACACCTTCGTCAAGTAAATTCTTTGCAATTTTACCCATAGGGGTTTCAAGAATTTTTGCTTTACCAATAAAATTATGCCCTTCTCTTTGAAGTGAAATAATTTTATGAGATACGCGATCTAAATTTACAGTAGGACCTTCAGGGTGACCCAATTCTCCTAATGCACGATCTTTGGAAATGAAAGATTCAGTGTATCTTTGGACTTCTTTTTCAAGAACGTCCATGGGATAAACTCTTCCATTTCTATTTTTAATTTCAGATTGAAGGAAAACACCTTCAATGAAATGATTCTTTCCAGAACCATTATCTTCAATTAAAAATTCTACGCTTTCAATCTGTTCCGTTATCAGTCTCATTTTCGGGTTCTTCTGGTTCGGTTTCTGAATTTGTGAATAAATTAGCACCAACTTTTTCTTTTTCAAGAGTAAGAATAGATGCTGCCTTATTCATAATGATATCTTTCACTGCATCTGAAGCATCGGAAAGTTGATCCTTCATAATCATATTAACAATTTTATTGGGTTCCATAATTTAACCTCGTTTATTATTTAGTGTTTTTACTTTCTACTGGTGTTTTAGTAGGATTTTTCATATTATTTATAGAAACTTTTTTAGTTTCTAAATCAAGATCCGCACTTTGCTTTTCTTGATCCACAACATCAAGAGGATCAATGACTTGACCCGTCTTGATTTCATCATTTATTTGAATCTTCATTTCTTCAATTTCTTTTTCAGTAAATTGAAGAAGTTGTCTCATCACATAATCTTGAGAGAAGTACTTGCCAACATAAAGATCTACTTTATCAAGAACTTCCATTTTTTTCTCAAGCATTTCAAGGTCTGCCATTTCAGCAAACTGATTATCATATAGAAAATCATATTGAATATGCTCTTTGAATTCTTCCCAATCTGCAGAAGTAATTACTCCTTTTAATATTAATTGAGTTCTCAATAAATCATGAAATAGATCAGAAAATTTCTTACGAAGACGACCTACAAATTTAGTAAATTTAATTTCGTCTCTGTTAATTTCTTCAGACTTTCCAAGATCAAATGACTTATCACTCTCCAGTCTAGATGCAGGTACATTAAGTGCTTTATAAACCTGAGTTTGAAAATACTTAATGTCCGTTAATTCTCCAAGATTTTGACCACCAGGAAGTGTAGTGATCTCAGTACCACGTCCACCTTCACGACGAGGCAACCAATAATCTTCCATGATTGACATATGTTTCTTGTCATCACGCATCTCCCCAGTCGATGAATCATATACAAGTTTATTTCTATATCGTGACATCACATCACGAAGATATTGCTCTGCTTTTACTTTGGGTAGATTACCTACGTCAATATAAAAGATACGACGTTCTGGTGCTCTCGACAGACGATATATCACAATGCTATCTTCTAGCATTTTAAGTTGATTTAAAGATTTGATTGCTTTGTGAAGATGACTTAATGTAATATTTCTTGTTGCATCAGTAATACCAGAAGTTACAGATGCAATTGAATCAGCAGCTATTTTAATACCTTGATTTGTGCTATTTATTCCTTTGTTATTGTAGACATAAAATTCTGTAATTTTTCCATAATCATATTGATTAAACTCCTGTTCATTTTGAGGAGACTTGTCTACGTACTTATATTTTTTAATTTTTAACGGATCAATATATCTAAGTTCTAAAATTCCTTTAGAAGAATCATTTAAATCTATAACTTTATGATAATAAATTCTTCCATCAACATACCAACGCCTAAAAATTTGATGTGCTGCTTTATCAAAATCTAAAATGCGTTTAATATGTTCAAATTCATTTCTCATACTAGTTTTAATAGAATCAGAAACTTCTAAATTTGATAGTTCTAACTCTACTGGACTATCATCTTTATCTGAAACAACTGCTTCATTTGTTACATCTTCAATGGCACTATCTACTTCAGGAGATAGTGCCATTTCCCTATATTTTCTGATGAGATTTACCTCATCTCTGTGTTTTATACCATCAAGATCTACATAGTGACCAAACCATCCCCCATATGTTGTTATGGAGGAGGTTGCATCTTTATCCGTAGGTGGCACAGGAGACGAAGCATTTTTCGCCCCCCGCTTGAGATCTTCTTTATCTATAGAAAATCCAAATAACTTTGCCATTCCAAATATAAACTTATCGTTTAACTATTTAGACATCTAAATATCAAACAATATTACTTTAATTTGGTAAATTCGCCAACGTTATTTGTTTCGCCTGCATCAAGATATTGATATTGGAATTCAACATCAAATTCTTCGATTTGATCATTACTATCATATGATAAATTAATAGCACCGATACTAGTTGGCCAAGCACCAATTAGTTTATAAACTCTAAGAACTCTATTTGGATCATCTCTTTGACCAGTTCTAACTGCTTCACGACCATCAGAAGCTATATTTTTATCTAACTGTCTGACGGTAATATCTTGGAAGTATCCTCCAAAATCACCTCTTGCGCCAAAATCAAATGTTCCAAGATTTTCGTCAGTTTTGTTTCCAGTGTTAATCCACTGTTCAAATGCTGCTCTTAGATCAAAGTCAGAGGTATTATAGAATGTTGCAGTCCATGCTTCAAAAGTTCTATCACCTGGAACTTTCAAAAACCTTCCTCTAAATGGAACTTCAATGAGTCCCTGATTTACAGATGGAATTTGTGCAGACCTGCATAAAAATTTAGTATTTTTTGCTAGATCATTTTTGTTTGCAATATCTCCAGTAAATGCTATCGATGGAAATGGAATTTCCACCTGATATAGATTGGGGCGTACCCCGCCCTTTAATCTAGATTTGAAATCGATAATGTTTGCCATTGTGGTTATCTCCCGTTTAAATATTTATTATAAAAAAATTATCTACCAGTTATTTCACTGAAAGAAATTCCAGTTCTTGTAGCAGTAAAGGTCAATTTAATGAAGTTAATAGAACGTGCAGGTTGAATAAAGATATCAGCAACAAATTCATTGTTGTCAATTACTGCTGGACCATTATTGCTTTCGTCGCAAATAACTTCAAAGTTAGTAACGCCTCTCCTTGATTGAACATCACGAAGGAATGGTTCGACAATAGATCTAAAAATATTTCTTGTCGTTTCATCATTGAGTTCAAACAACTGCGCCTTCGCCGCTTGTTCAATCGCTCTTTCCACTACAAGGAAAAGTTTACGAACATTAATTCTATCAAACGCAGATGGTGTAGCAAGAGCAGTCTTATCTCCAAAGAGAACTGCACCTTGACCAGGGAATGTTGTGATAGGATTGATTCTATTTGAATAGAGTTCATCTCTATCTGCTTTTGTTGGATTCCAAGCAAGTTTTGCAAGGTTCCGAATACCACCTCTAGAGAAACCAGCAGGAGAGAACCAGGGTTCATTTCTAATTGAAGTATCTGCAATCAATCCAGCAATATCACTATTGCAAGGAATGTAGCGATATAAATCATTCCACCGATCATAAACATACTTATAGTTTGAATCAAACACACAATATGAAGTACTTCCTATTTGGTCGTAGAAAGATTTAATATTTTCTACAATGGTAGGGTTATCTTTTGGTATGCCTGTAGTAGAGAGAATATTTTCTCTATATGGAGAAACAACAGCAATACAATCTTTTCTCAAATTTGCAATTGATGCAATATGACTTGCTTTTTTTCTTGTATCGTTTTCAGGTTCTTCGGAATATGGAATATCAGGACCCATAATTAAATAATCTATGGTTATTGTTTCTGTATCAGCAAATACATTATAACCAGATTCTATTTCACTAATAGTAACATTATATAATCCATTACTTGTTTCAGAATAATCAGAACCAGAAGTCAACGAATAATCAATAGAACCTTTGGGTTCAAATGCAACAGTTTTTGCTTCATAATTATAAAGTGAGGAACCAACAAATACATATTGACTTGATCCAGAAACTAAATTTTTATAATAGTTTGACCCACCTTGTGCACCCCTTGCATCTTTTGCTTTTGAAAGATATGTGAATGTTTCTACAACGGTATTTTTACTTCCAGACAATCCTCCATCTTCATCCACAATAGCAACATGAACTGCATCTTTTGCATCAGCACCAGAGGTTGAAAATGCTTGGGCATCTGGAGTCACCCTGGGTCTTGCAGCAATAGAATTCCACTTAACACCGGAACCTGGGTATACTTCTTTGGAGTTATACCAAGCACTACCATCATCAAATGCAGCATTTCCAGATTTTAAATTATAATTAGACGAATCTATAGTTACTTGAGATCCAGATTGAAACTTTTGTAGAATTGTGGGAGATGCTAGATACTCATCTGAAGAATCAAGAGTTACAACATGGAGAATTGTAAAATTATCAGAACCTGTAGAGGTATCGATAACTTTGCCTTTTACTGATCCTTGAGTAACTATAGTTCCAACATTAACTGTACCTAAATTTTCTGTAAAGTATAAAGATTGATTTGGACCATGATCAACAACACAAACTCTTAAATTATTACCCCAAGAACCAGGAGATCTAGAAGCAAAAAAGAAAGGAGCAGTATTGTCTATTGCATATGCAGATTCATATGTTTCTTCCGACTTAATTGTAATTGGGTCAGATTGCATTACTGCTGTACCTGTAGCAGTCGTTCCAGGAAGAGGAAGAGTAGCACTAAGAGTGGCACCTGTAGCAAAATCTCCAAATTCAGTAACAGTAATTCCACTAACAACACCGCCAACACCAATAGTTGCGGTTCCGGCAAATGGAGTATTGATGGTTCCATCTGAAGTTACTGTAACTGCATATGAAGTACCAGAATCATAATTAGTACCTACATTAACCAACGTTACGACAACTCCTTCTGGAGCATCAATGGTTACTGTATAATCACTAGTATAACCAGTACCACCACCAGTAATGTCAATTCCAGTTATTTCACCATTGGTTACAACTGCAACTGCTGTAGCATCATCGTTACCGCCACCACCACTAATTGTAACTGCTGGAACATTTGCTCCATCTCTATAACCAGAACCTGGAATATCAATATTAGTAATAATACCAGTAGTAATACCGCCAGTATCAACTGATCCAGGACCAGAACTTGGAATTGTAGTTAATTCTGCTTGAGTTCCATATGCAACGCTAAGAGTTGCCGCAGTACCTACCGGGGTTACCGTAATTGTTGGTGGAGATGAATATCCAGAACCAGGTTCTCCTACAACAAATTCTTTTACTGTAAGGTCAGGATTAAGTTGTGCAGATACTATTGCCGTAATACCACCAGCAAGATCAGGTGCAGAAACTTCAACTGATGGAGAAGAAGTATACTTTCCTCCAGGATTTACTAAAGTTACTGAACTGACAGACTGTCCAAGTCTTGCTACTGAATTATTGAGTGCATCAGAATCAATTCTTGATGCAGAAATAAGTCCGCCATATGAAAGGTAATTAGATGCTGATAAGAAATATTCTGCATTTGCAGAGTTAGGTTCACCAAATGTACTAATTAACTCTGCTTCGTTTGAAACTGTAACAGCGACCCCTACAGGTCCTTCTGAAAAGGGAGCAGCAAAACCGGCAATATTACCACTAGTAATATCTGCTCTTCCGGTTGTTAAATCTTGTTCTTTAACAACCACTCCCGGTGAGCGTAATGCAACCATTTTTATCTCCTAAAAAAGTGTCATATTTTCTAAAACTATTTATTATTTTTACACTCTTCAGAGGGGAAACCATGCATGAACCTTTTACCAGTCAGGGTAAATGTCTAATCCGAATCTAGGGACAGGATCATATGGTATGTCTGGTTTGTTTTTCTTTTTTTTCTTCTTTGATTCACTCACTCTTTTTATTGTACAATCTTTGCATTCGTATGAATATGATGAAGGAAATCCTTTTTTATTTTTTCTGATTAAATAAAAATCTAGTAGAAGATCTTTTGTAATATTACAAGTTCTACATTGTCTTTCATTAAATAATAAATGTTCTAATTCATATTGATCTTCCTCAAAATTGCTCATCTATACTCCCACATATAATTCATTTCTCCATATTCACTAGTATTTGATCCTGAATATGATCCTGAACCATCTTGTGCAATATACCAAACATCACCATTATTATCAACTTCTACATTATCATCTAATCCAGTATCAATAAATCCAAAAGGTGACATATCTTGATCAATTTGATTTTTTTGATCTTCGTACAATCTTTTACGAACATCATTATCTGTCATTTCTTTGAAATAATCTTGAGCAACTAACCATGCAAAGATAACCAAACACATGGCAAGATCATCATTACAACCTTCTTCTGCCTCGAAAGATTGTTTCTTTTGAATAAATGTAGTTAGTTCAGATATAATATCATAATCATTTATTAAAAGTTTATCACCTTCAATTAGTTGTTTTAAATTAGAACAACCAATTTTTTTCACGGTGGTACTTGTTTTTACTCCTAGTTGAGTTTTAGAACCAGAAAATCCTTGACCTACAATTTGACCTGCTCTACCTCTCATAGAACACATTAATAAATTTTCATTTTCTAAATCATACTGTAGGATTGATGCTACTTGATCTCCGATATCATTAACCTCAACTAAAATAAATGCTTTATTATAATTTAATGATACTTGATTAATAATATTTGGAAACAACATAGGTTTAATCTCGTTGTTCTTATATGTACCTACAACTTTATATGGAACTGTTGTGATATCATATAATATAAATGCTGAATAATCATTACTAGTACCTCTGGCAACATCAACGGTCATCAGATATTCATGATCTTTTATTGGATTTTCATAAGTTTTTAATCCAGAACCTTCTTTAATTGGTTCTTCATATGCCATAGATCTTAATTTATTTGCTGAAATTAAAGTATCAACAGATCCTAAAAATTCACATTCAAATTCTTGAGTGAACTGTCGGGCAGATGTATTTGCAATAGTTTGTTGTTTCCAGGCATCATCTCTTCCTGGGACTTGTGACCAGTGAACTTCTGTGGTGACATATTCATTTCTACCAAGTTCGGCATCATGCCATAACTTGTAGAACATGTTCATTCCGTTTGGCGTTGAGATGATGATGACTTTTGTGCTTTTACCAGAAGAAATAGTAGGATACACAGAGGCAAAAAATTGCTCTGCAACATGAGTTGGAATGAACGCAAATTCATCGAGGAAGATGATGTTAAACGACATACCTCGGACAGCAGACGCAGATGTAGAAGATGCCAAAATTTTACTGCCATTTTCAAGCTCCATAGATCCTTTGTTCCATGCAATGATACCTTGCTGCAACCACGTCGGCAAGTTTTCATATGCAAGTTGTAACCTTCCTAAAAGTTCTCTTGCAGTCGGTGCTTTGTTTGCTAGGATACCAATATTTACATTATCATTAAATAATGCATAGTGCATAAGATATGCCACAACAGTGGTTGACTTACCTGTCTGTCGTGGCAACTTTGCAATATTAAATCTGTTTGCATGGAATCTACGTACCATGTCTTCCTGAAAATCATATAACTTAAAAGGAACTAAACCTTCATCAAGAGATACGATTTTACAGTATGTTATAGCAAAGTATACTGGATCTGCTTTACACTTTAGATACTCTTCAATCTGTTTAGGTGTAAAGTTGATTGGTACACCAACTTTTTTTAAATTGGGATTTCCTAAGTAAATCTGATGTTGATTCAGTTTAGGGTCAACAATATCATCATTATCATCAGGTTCAGGTGATGCTATTTTTGTTTTCTTTGCCATGTTTCATTCCCATTTTGGAGGCCAATCTGGACATTTTTGTCCAGGAAATAATGTTTTCAGTGGCATAAAGCAACCACATAATCTACATTGTTTTGTTTTTGGTTTATAAAATTCACATGCTTCGCACACTTTCATTTTTTCATCAGAGGTCATAAATTAGCAATCCCATTTACGTAATGATTTATTGATCCTGCTATCTGGATCGTTTGCAGTTTTCTTACTTGTAAGTTTTTTCTTCATTCCACTCATCCGAGCACAGAAGGATTTTCTTCTCTTGTTTCCCTTCTTCTTGGTTGGTGCTTTCAAATCGCTGCCAGGGTTCTCCTTCTCGTAGGATTTCCTGCCCTTCTCGTTGAGTCCACCTTCTTTGTTCTGACCAGATTTCTTTGTCCATGCTGCCTCATCTAATTGTGTACAAAATTCGTTAAATGTTAACATTGTTCTTATTCCACTGTGCCATGTTTCATCTTTTGTATTTATTTATGGATTGTGAGCAACAGTCCAACCCTTGTTAATTAGGTTAGTATAAGCAGTGTTGGCAGCAGCAGACCAAGTGGTCTTGGCAGCACTTGTTCCACCAGACACAGAAGTGCTGACATTTGACTTTCCAGAAGTATCTAAAGCAACCAAAATATTTTCAATAGATTGTACTGATAGGGCACAATTAAGCCAAGTGTTAAACATATAAAGAACATTAGAATAATCAAGCACTGGGAATGTAGTGAGTGAAGTACAACCACTCCAAGCATTAGATATGTTTATGCTTGATCCCCCAGACAAGTCAATCACTGGGAATGAAGTAAGTGAAGTACAACCACTCCAAGTGTGGGTTAGTAATGTTGCTGAAGAAGTGTCAATCGATGGGAAACTTGTAAGATCGCTACATCCCTTCCAAGTGTATTGGAAATTTGTTCCCGAAGAAGTATCAATTTCGGGGAAGCTTGTAAGGTTGATACAGTTCCACCAAGTACCTTGGAAACTTAGTACTGAAGAAGTATCAAGCAATGGGAATGAAGTAAGTGAAGAACAACCAAACCAAGCAAAGCTAGCGTTTAATACCGAAGAAGTGTCAATCGATGGGAAACTTGTAAGGTTACTACAATTTTGCCAGGTGCGTTGTATATCTGTAATATTACTTGTCACATCAAACGGACATACAAGTGAAGTCATGTTATTTGCACCCCGCCAAGCAGACGGGATGCTAGTCCCCAAATTAGCATCAGCACCAATAGTAACAGAAGTAATCTGTTCTGAGTCACTGGAAATATTTGCAAAAAATGGGTTATAAGCATCATCACTATCAATAGTAATAGTGTAATCACCAGCAGTATAAGTATGAGTTAATGCGTTGGATGTGCTGCTTTCAGAGTTACCATCACCCCAATTAACAGTATAATTGACAGTACCATTAGACCTAAGAACAAAATCACCACCAGTATTTGTGATGGTATAGTTAATATCTTGTAGTTCGGACTCAGTATTGGTGATGTTTCTACTAAACTTTTCTGACCAAGTATAAAATCCTAATCCTAAAAATGGATAAGTCATAATTATTCCTCTTCTAGGTTAGGTTCTTCTGGTTCTACATAACCGAGTTCTTTTGCTCTTGCTAAACCAGATGCCTCATCACTAAACTCTTCACAGTTTGGTTGTCCTGTAGACATTGCACTACCAACAGGCAAATGTGTAAAATGAACTACTTCTGGTCCGTGACATACGAACCACTTATCAGTATCAAATGGTCCCATTATCAAGCACCCTCATGAATTACAACAGCAGAAGCAGTAATAGATTTTGCCCAAACATATGCTGGAGATGATACAAATGATAAATCTGATAATGCTTTTTTCATTTCACCTTCAAATCTACCATAAACAATTCCAGGATCAGTAAGTACTGGTGCAGTATCTGCAGCAGTAAATTCAATAAGAATAGGAGTTACACTTTGATTTTGAAACGTAATACTAGTTACGTTATCTCCAATTTTAGTCCACGCATCCTGATAAATTTTTGTTTTAGATAACGCCATTTGTTTTTAAATTTCTACAGTTTATATTTATTTATTTATTTATTATCTAAGAGACCTTGCTTAATAAGTTTAGACAACTCTGCAGTTGACCCGACAAACAAAGCATTGTTGTTAGTTACTTTTTGTTTGGACTTTGGACCCTCTTCAAGATCCTGCATTTTTTGCTGAAGTGCTACTAGTTTCTCAGCGGCGTCTGAGACGCTCTTGACGAGTTGTCCGGCGACTTCGTATGCTCTAGGGTGGTCAGTGTTGTTTGCCACGTCTAGGATGCCTGAGAGCGCCTCCTGACCCTTCTCAATGACATTGTATAGTTGACCCCTAGTATAGTCGTAATCTTTTTGGATATCTTTTTCAATATCAATGATCCTTTCAGTTTTCTTTTTGGGTTTAGGTGATTCTTTTGTAGAAACAATTTCTGTCTCTACATTAAGAGTTTCCTCAATACCATCATAGTTTTCTATCATACATCCTCAGCAAAAGTTACAATTTCATTAAATCCAAAATCATCATTACTAGTTAATGCATCATCATCAAAACTATCAATAACGCCATCTGGTGCTCCTGCATCTGGACCATTTGGATCACTTGTAGTATCGGTAAGTGCTTTTGGTGTCACACTATATTGACGATACCTGCCTGGAGATTCTATATTTGTATTTGTATACTCATTGATGATTGCCTTTCTAATAATTGCACTATCAAACTTAGGACCATAATAATAAGATTTGGCAGTAAAAAATAATGTATAAGTTATATATCTACGTTCTTTAAAATCTCCATCCCAAGTATCATCATATGAAATACTATCTAAATTTATTGGCACATCTCTTTTTGCTTCCTGCATATCAGGAACAAACTTAACTGTTACATTTAAAGATGGTTGAAAAAATGGTAAAATCTGTTCTAAAATCTGTAATGCATCTGCTTGAGATTTTGCAATAATACCTGCTTCAAAACTTAAATTATAAGGAACTGGTACATATTGTACTTTAATTGATTTACCATCATCTTGTTTAACTTCAGTTAATTGTTTGCATGGTGTAAGATGTCTTTCTTCATCATAAGAAATACCTGTCATTTCAAAATACAACCTAGGAAGAGTAATTGATGTCTTTTTAGTTTTAGTATTTTGCTCAAGACGTGATAAAAATTTCTGTTTAGGTCCATATGCCAAAGGAACTTTCTGGACAGTAACAACTGTTCCGTCTGGATCTTCTGTCTTTAACTGTATATTATTAAAGATTGTTCCAAAAGCAACAATTACTTTATTGGTTGATTTGTTGTAAAAATGTGTTCCTAACATTAGATGCTACCTGTAAAATTGCCATATTCTCCAAATGGATTTCCTTCTGTCCAATCGATGATATCATCACCACTGTTCTCAAGTTCTCTATTTTGGTCGTAATTTGTATTATCTATACTCAAAGTATCAAATGAAGTTAAAGTATATGCAGCACTACTACTAGATCCGGTAATAGATTCTCCAACAGTAAAATCTCCATTATTATTTATAGTTTCAAGTTTAAATATTGTACCGTTCCAACTTGCAACCCTTCCTGTAGTTCCAGATGTAGATCCTGTTACAAGTTCTCCAATCTCATATGTTCCAGTTCCATTCAATTCTTGAAGAACTAATGTAAGTGATGGATCAAGTTCAAGTTCAGTTTCTACAATTTCAGCAATTGGAACATTAAACTCATCACTGCCCATCTCATATAATTCAGCAGTTAGTTTAAAGAATTGAATTTCTCCAAATTGATAGAAAGGATTTTCTTTATTTACAAATTTAATTTCATATAAATCTTGTGTTAATGGATAATATAATAGGTCTCCCTCATTAGGTCTTGTTAATACATCAATATCAATTGAATTATATTCTTGTACAGAACTTTCCCATCTTCTACGCGAAACCCTGAAAATAATTTCATCCGTAATTCTTAAACCAAATTTACTTATAAACTCACTATTTTCGTTAAATCCCTCTACATTTTGTAATAACATTTCAATCTGAAATTGATTGTTAAATTCAGATCGAATTATATCATCTAAAACTCCATCAGTTATTACTTTACGTGGAAGATAATAAATATCTGATCCATATAATTTTATTTGCTCATCTACTAAATCTTGATAAAGACCTTGCTCGCCAGAAAATCCTTTATGATACTGGGGAAAATAGTGACTTGTTGGCATCTTATCCTATCATGTCTAAGGGTGGTTCTGCATACTTACTCAATACTTCACTTTCTATTTGTTGAATCTCCAACAAAGCATCTTCATAAATTTGTCTTCCATTCATGGTAATACCACCAGGAAGTTGTACATTATTAAATTTAATTAAATTTTGACCCCATTGTTTTTTAATCAATGAAGTTGCATATCTTTTTAAAAATATATCATTATACATTTCAGTTGCATCGTTAGGGTCTAATAACCGATGCGCCTCAATTAAAAGAAAATTTCCTTCTTTTACAAACTTTTGTTGGATGTCTAAGTATAATCTATCACGACGCATGTTATATCTAAATTGCTGGAAAGATCCATTATTGAGAACATGATCTAATGTTTCCAAATAAGACTTGACCATATAATAACTAAGGATATCAATATTACCAAATTGATAAATATCATTTAAAAATAATTGATATTCAAGACCAAATAAATTAGATCTAATATTACTACCAACTATGCCAAATATTTTACTCACTCCAACTACATGAGGTGGAACTGGAATATAATTATTGTCTTCGATCCATTGCGAAGAACTTGCAGCAATTGGTGAATTTGAAGTAGTATCAAATCTTGTAATATCATCAGCAGTTAATTCATATGCAAGGTAGCACCTCTCCATTCCATTGTAACAATTTTCTTGAAAAAATTGAATGGCATCATCTACACAATCATCAACTTGCTCATCGTCAACATTAATTTCAAGAACAGGAGCACCCAAACGCCTCAAACAATAATCTGTAAATTCAGTTCTACTTGCCGGTTGTGCCATTATTTCAAACTACTTTTTAAGTATTTATGATAGTAATTATTCTGTAAGTAAAGGATCAATAAACATAAAGGTAGATCTTAAACTTCTTTGGTATTGTTCGTTTGTGGTAATATCTACCATATCCGTGACTTCTGAAGGTGG